AGGTAAGGATAAAGGACATCTTCCTGAGAAACGGCAGGTGCCTTGCGGACGTCTTCTACCCTGTCGGATCAATATACATCTCAGCCGCATCGACAAGCCCTGCCGACATGTTCGGAGGAACGTGGAAGAAGATTAACGGAAGATACCTCCTTGCCGCAGGAGATGATGTATACGTACCTCTTACGAGTGAAGGAAGCTACTTCACGCTCAACAAGAGGAACCGAGTGAAATGGGGACGTGACGATTCATGGGTATACAAGGATTTGGATGCAGGCACGTACAAGGCAGAGAACAAAACATTTGACGACCAAGACCCAGCGTCGGGACATCAGAAGGAAGTATGGGCAAGAGCCGAGGTCGGACTGGAACATGGTGACATGGGACAGGGCATGAGAGTGTCAACGTTTGAATCGGTGGGCTACGGGCTGACGAAGGCACCGGGGTTCACGGAGCGTGTCATTGTATCGAGTGGAACATACCGCCCATGCCTTCCTTCAACAGTTGTCGCCTATATGTGGCAAAGGACGGCATGAAAAATTATTTATAAGAAGGCAGCAAGGAGGAAAGGAATATGCCAGAAATCATTTCAAGCACAAGCAAGGAGCTCACGCTAACGAACGAGATCAGGGTTGACGACAAGCCGGCATACAGCCAGTCGGTGACGATATCAAGCAGCAAGAATGAGATGACGATCTCGCAGTGGCCAGTTGACATTGACCTCTACATCAGCAACAAGACTGAGATCAGGAAGCTCAAGGACGAGTTCGAGGACATGGCAATCGAGGCAAGAGAAGAGATTGCAGCCGAAACAACAGGCGGAGAGGAGAAAGCAGAAGATGGAAATGGTCATTAGCTCGCTTCCAAGGATGAAGTTCGTCAGTGAGTTCGTTATCTATTTAGTACCGCTTATCTTCATGATTGCAGACATCGTGTCAGGACTTGCAAAGGCCTACGTGCAGAAGAATATCATCTCGCACAAGATGAGAAGCGGTATCATCAAGAAATGTGGAGAGATGATGATTATCGTGCTGACAGCCGTAGTTGTATATTCAGTTCAATGGCCTCATCAGATCATTGCTATCGTGTCAGTATATATGATTCTTATGGAAATCATATCAATTATGGAAAACCTTGATGAAATTGGGGTTCCAATCCCTAAATGGATTGAGAAAACTATCAACAACGTTGCGACTGATATTGACAGTGGGACTTCTAACGCAATCAGCGAAGATGACATGAAGAGACTCGTCGAGGCTGCAAGAATCATAGAAGAGAGCAACAAGAAAGAAGAGTAAGGAGGAAAACAAAGAAGATGGCAAATAATGTCAATGATGTTTTAAACGTATTCAAATCATGGAACGGAGCAAGAGAAGGCGGATCAACTTACAGGAATATCCTGGCAATCTATAACAATCACCAGCCACTTGCGAGAAACTACAGGGTCACAACCAAGGATTCATGGTGTGCCACTGCCGTAAGTGCCGCATTCATCCAGGCGGGTGCAGTTGATGCCATTAAGGGCGGTACGGAGTGCTCATGTGGCAAGATGGTAGAACTTGCAAAGCGTAACGGATTATGGGACGGCAACTGGAAGAGAGTGCCAGCCGTTGGCGATATCGTCATGTATGACTGGGACAAAAAGCACGGATGGCCAGAGCATGTGGGAATCGTTACAGCTGTAAACGGCTCATCCTTCACGGTAATAGAAGGTAACAAGAACGATGCCGTAGGATACAGGACTGTAATCGTTGGCAGTGCTTCAATTGCTGGATTCATCCGTCCAACATATAGAGCAGCACAACCAAAACCACAAAAAAAACCACAGCCTTCACCAAAGCCATCTGAAAACGAAAACGTAAGAAAGGCTCAGCACTTTGCAAACACGTTTGTTGATGCCGGCCTCGAGGAAGACGGAAAGATTGGGCCAGATACAAAAAAGGCCATGATTAAAGTGCTTCAGAAATGCCTAAACATTGATTACAAAAAGAATCTTGCAATTGATGGAATTCCAGGTAAGCACACTTATGATGTACTAGGTGATCATTATGTCAAAAGAGGAGAGACTCAGTATCTTGTCACATTTGTCGAATGCGCGCTTAGTGCCCTCGGATATGATGTCCATGGCATCGAAACTCCAGGTATCTTCGGAGCAGGACTTGAGTATGCGGTAAAGAAGGTACAGGAAAGAAAAGGCCTCAAGGCTGACGGCGTGGCAGGCCATGACACACTAAGATCTGTCATTTCCATGTTATCGTAGTCATGATGTATAGATATTTCATCGTCATGATCGATGATGATGCTCCATCTGACGAAAACGGCATCATGAGCAGGGACTACTATGCATCGCCTCATATCGTTAAAAAGCTGAAGAAGAATGCCGAGATTGAGGTATGGGACGATGACCGCAAACTCTCATACCATACATTCGCACTGAAGCATCTCGATCACGAACACTGCCTATAGATTTCTTGTTTAACTCGTTTGCAACGGGAATGAATCTCGTTGCACTAATATGAAAAAATCCCAGGGATTCATTTCCCTGGGAATTTTTTTGCGTTGGAAAAATTCATTTTGTTGAATTTTATTGCTTAAAAGTACTCAATTAGTAACAAAATAGTAACAAACATCACAAAAATAGCGTATTTTATTGACTTAAATTTCTAGGATAAAAACATTTACGC